TTTTAATAGCAAGCGGTAGAAGTATTTCAATATCCTCATCAATTGCGTCCCTTATCATTAATAGTATGAAACCCCGACACCCCCGCCAGCGCCACCGCCGCCTAGGCCGAACCTACGGTTTTCTCTGTCTAGCATTGATCCGAACGTTCCCACTTCCGTGTCTTCCCTGGTCCCGTCCCTGTTCTTATAGGACTGTAAATACGTTACCCCCGGTATTTCGTTGGCCCATCCACCCCGGCCAACATCCGAGCCATAGGTTTGTGCGCCAGATGGAAGGTTCCAACCGCCTTGTATCGGGGCGTTGTTGACGGGGCCGATGTTGCTGTTCGGGTACAGGGGCAGATTGAGATTTCTGTTGGCGACGGGTAATTGGCTGGCAACCGGTGGCGGGAGAGGCGTTCCGTATGCAGTTGCTTCCTCGTATACCGGTTTAGGTGGATCGATGGCCCCACCAACGGCACCGCCAAGGGCTTCTCCGACGTTGTAGCCGATGATTGAACCAATATTAGCGTCAGCGATCTTGGACCCCAACACTCCGAGGTTGCTAAGTCCTGTTTGAATGGACCCCGAGATGCCCGATCCCCAACCCGAACCACCAGCACTCTTAGCCAATTCGGTGCCGATTGTGGCCCCCGTCGTGGTGACCTGACCAGTGGCGCTCAGTACGTCTGTGTTGCCTACCTGGCCACCGAGGTATGCACCCCCAGCGGATAGCAGGGCCTGGCCCCAGGAGCCACCAGAGGCCTTTGTAAGGACCCCCGAGACGACCGGTGCCAACCATGGGCCCATCGGGGTTAGGGATGCACCGATAACCAGGGCTGTCCTGACGATTGGGTTCCTGGCAATCTTCTTAATGGCCTTCCAAATCTTCTTATGAACAAAGAAATGCTGGGGGTTGTTTGCATAATCGTAGGGGCTGTACTGGCCGCCTTGGGACGCTGGCATCCCGGCTATTGCGGAATTGGGGTCTTGCCCGATACGGCGTTGGGCGTTGGCGATGATCTGGTAGAGTTCCGGGGTGTTCTCCAGGACTTCGGGATGCACCATTACCTCGCCTGGCTCTAGTTTGGCGCTGACCGTATCGTCCTTTGCATTTTCCTGGAACTCGGCAAAGGCGGTGCTATCGAAATCGCCGTAATCTTGTGTGTAATCTGAGAAAGACATCTGGTTCTCCTAGACCGACAGGGTCGCGGCGGCGATACCGACTTCTAAGCTGTTTGCGCCAGAGGTGTTGGTGACAACAAGTTCCAGGCGGCGTCCTGTTGCGGTGCCGTCGATTTCAATCGTTGTCGGCATGTTTACGGATGCCGAGGTTGTGGAGACCGAGAACGTGCTGCCGATGGTCGCTCCGTCCAGAGACAACTGGATGGTTGCGGTTCCAGAGGCCAGCTTGTGGGTAATGCCGTCGAGGCGGAGTTTGTGCTTCCAGACCTTACTTACGAAATAGGTCTTATTGGATACAGAAACGGATGCGTCCTCCCATACGCTAAAGAACGGGATGGTTACCGTGGAGAAGATTTCTGGTAGCTGGGTTGTTGGTATCCGGGCGGTGGAGTCCAGGGACGCCACGCCGTTGGTGGCACCGCGCCAGGTTTTTGGTACGACGGACGAGAGGTCTACGGCACCATATTCGAGGGCGGTGCCGGTGCCGTTTACGCGGACGTACTGCGAGGCGTTGGTAGACAGGAAGGTTGGGAGAGAGCTTTCCGGCGAAGTTTCGAGCCACTGCGTACCATCGTAGAACTTGAGGATGTTAGGGACTTGGGAGGTATCCAGCCACAGGTCACCGGTGAGGGACGATGTCGGCGTGGTTGCGACGGAAAGGATATTGGCCTTTTTCGCGAGGCTTGTGGAGAGGGCCGATACCTTGGATTGCGGGATTTGGTCATCGACAATGTAGATTTTCGCGTAGTTGATGAACCCGCTTTCGTTGGTGTATTCGTCCTCGAACATCAGACCGGCGATGGTTTTCTGGGCCTGGTTTTCGACTGTGATGACGGCGATCTTGTCGCCGGAGGTTAAGGAAGTGTTAAAGGTGATGGTTGCGGTTGAGTAGGAGGAAATGTAGTCAGCGCCACCGCCGCTTTCCTGAAGGATGCCGTTGCGCCAGACAAGTAGGGTTTCGTCTGAGGAGTGGACGAAGGCGATGGTGTTAGTGGTTGAGGTGAGTTCGGTGTCTTGGCGGCGGTAGTTGGTTACGGATTGGGAACGAACACTGTAGATCGTTATCTTGTCGCCAATTGCCACGCCGGTTCCGGCGGATATGGTGATTGTATTGGCGGACGAGGACGGGGTGTACTCGGAGACAGACGAGACCGTGGCCTTGGACAGGAGGACGCCGTTTTTGTAGACAACGGTCTCTTCCGTGTTTTGGTCGAATGTGTAGGACAGTACGTTGGCGGTTCCAGACAATGCGGCCAGGGAAGCCGTGGCTGTAGCGGTTGTTCCCGATGTGGGGGCCGCGAATGACAGTGAGGGTGGTGCCGTGTAGCCGGTGCCAGCGGTTGTCAGGGTAATGGCTATAACCTTTTGATAGGTTGCGGTGTCGGTGTCGTCTGTACCAATCGTAGTGGTGGCTGCGGCGATTGTGCCGTTGGAAGCCTGGGGGCTGGAGAACGTTACGGTGGGGGCGGAAGTGTAGCCGCTGCCAGCCTCGGTGATCGTGAAGGTCGTTCCAACGCCTGTGGCAATTTCTATGTCTAGCCTGTTGAAGAAGAATGGACCTTCGACCGTGCCTACGTTTGATCCCGATGGCCCACGTAGGGCCGTTAGGTTAACGAGGGTTTCCCAGCCGGTGTCAGCGGCAGCGTATGTTCCGACGCGGTATTCCAGACCATTAACTGAGTCAACCCGCATCTCTACCGGGCCACGGAAGACACCGCTCTCGTCAAATAATACACCTAGGAGTTCGCCGACAGTCTTGTCTCCAAGTTCTGCGGCGTTCAGGTAGCGTATTACGTTTTCAAAATCTGTATGGATGTTCCCACTGGAAACGTAGTTCTGTGGGTGCTGTTGCCTTAATCTCGCCATTTCAACCCGTCCTCACTGTTACCGCAAAGCCAATTATTTTTAGCAATCCCTTGCCTCGTGTGGTGAAACGAAACTGAACACCCCTATAACGATGCTCAAACTTCCTTTCATACTGCCTTGATAGCGGAACATCGGGGAATTTGTCGTCCGCTCCGTCCTCTTCGATTAAGAATTGCATTGATGATAAATACCTACCCCGCTCATCGAAGGCTTCAACCTGTAATTCCCCCTTGCCTGTCGCCTGGAGGATGAATGAATAGCTCTCTTTTACGTCGTTAATGGCACCTTGCCACAGAATAGGGGTGGTTACTATCATTTCAGGGCTGAAATCGGTAACGTCCTCTATTCTTGCACGTTCCCAGACGCCGCCAGGGGTTCCCAGCAGGGTAACGCCACCCAGTTGGACGCCGTTCATGGCGTTCAGGAAGGTGCCGGTAGACCACTTACTTTCGCCGCCAGCCATGGGGTTCAGGGTGAGAGTTAATCTTTCGCAGAGAAGCTCTGAGATGGGGAAGAAAACGTGGTACTGGGCTTCGTCCTGATCGAAGAAACCTGAGATATTTTCTGGGTTAGCTACCCGTTTTACTAAAGCGCGGTAGATCAGATCGATCTTGTTGCTCATGGGTATGGAAAAGATCGTGATGCCGTTGGTGTCGGAGCGGCGGAGGGAGTGTACGCCGTCCCTGGAGCAGAACATCAGGTCGGAGCCCGCGTTGGCGATGGTGTTGTGGCTGATGCAGCCGACCTTGATGTTGGCCTTGTCGTCGATTTTCCATTGGGTGAAGTCAGGGTGGAGTTGATAGACAAGGGTTTGATCGTTGGTGAAGACCGCGAGACGGTTGTTTTCGAAGGCGGCCAGGCCTTTGATTTCGTCTGCGGTGCCGATGACGTTGGCGATGTCTATGTCTGCGGCCTTCAGGACGGAGGTGGAAGCGGGGTCCTCGTCCTGGGGGAAGGTGTCGAACTCGTCCACGCGGCTGATATCGATGACGGTGCGCTTGTCTGGCGCACCTGAAACCGCCAGCCTTCGCTGGATGGCGACGCCAAAGGACGGCTTCGGGTTTGAGCCTGGTGTGATTGAGTAGAATCGCTGGCCGTCGTACCTGTATGGGACGTAATCCCGGCTGAAAAAGATAACTTGGTTGTTGAACATACAGGAGGACACTGTGTTGTTCAGGGGGTAGATTTCGTTGGCTTCGTGGCCTTCGTCTGATTTTAGGGTTAGGCCACCGCCATCGACCTGGCACCAGACAAGCCTGTCACGCCCGTAGAAGGTTACGTGCTTGATTAACTTGTCTCCGGGGGTTCGCGGTTCCGCGCCCGCATCCCTAACGATTGACCCACGCCAATCGGCGAAGCCGTCCTGGATTTGAAGCAGATGCTGTTTCTGGCCTGTGTCTAGTGCGGCCTTATCGCGTGATGCATCAATTCCTTGAAAGTCTTCGTAGGGGTAAACCTTAATTTTTACGCCAGACGGGGCGTATGCTGTAGACATTACCTACCTCGCGCTATCGTAGCCCCTGTTGTTGGCTATGTTGCTTTTGCCCCGGTCGAGGGGGCTCATTTCTATTTTGGCGTTGCCGAATTTACGGTTGTAGAGGATTCTGTTCATGGTTCTGAAGTACATGGGACCGTAGGCTTCGATCTTGTTGGACTGCTGCTGGACGGAATATTGGTACAGCAGACCCGCTATCATAATCTGGTCTGGCACATCTCGGTGTTCCGAGGGGTGTGTGTAGTAGTCTATTTCGATGTTGTCCCAGTAGGGGTGGGACCGTAGGTCTTCGAGGCACATGTTCGCGAATTCGATGAACATGATAATGACATCACCATCTACCGTACCTGGGTGCATGTCGCCGTAGCGGCGGAGGGCTTGGTAGACAAGGGTTTGGAGGTCAGAGAACGGCTCGCCAAGGTGCGGGTTGTTGGCTGAGTAACGATTGCGGGCGTCAACGTTAGCGTCCAGATACTCTATGGTGGCCTTGGTCGTGTCCTCTATCTTGGTCTTGTCTATGTCGGCCCGAAGATCGACGGGGCCTGGGCGCACTGCGTCGTTGGCGTCCCGGTTCGTGGGTTCCTTCGTGGGCTTGGCCAAATCCTCGTAGGGTGTGGCTTGGGTGGTTTTGATGGATTCGTAACTGGCCATTATTTCTTCCTCTATTTATCGTCGGACTTGATGATCCTACCCATGACAAAGTGATGGTGAGCTTCGAATCTCGGGGCCTGGTCAGCTTTGATGCGCCAGGTTACGTATTTTTTGTTTTTGTCCCAGAGGCCCCTACAGGCTTCGCCGGAAACTTTAATGTCGTAGGTGGCGATTTCTTCTTTGGAACTGACGTACCAGGCCCATTCGGGCCCGACTTTCTCGGCCTTATGGACCGAGGTTACCGCTGCTTGGGCGGCTTTGATTGAGGATTCTTTAGCGATGTAGTCTCGTTTTATAGTTCTGGCTGCCATGGTTTAGTTTCTCCATAAGAATTAGGGGGTCAAGACATTCAGCCCCAACCCCCTAATAGTAGCAAATTTAAGAGACTTGTCGTCCTATTAAACGAGGGCCGACCAGTTCTTAATACGATGATGGACCTTCTGCTGGGTCATTTCGAGACCGCACTCTGACATGTACAGGTGCTTAACGCCGTCAAAGTCGTTGGTCTGGATATCACGAATAAGCTGTGTATCGCGACCAGCCATGTAACGGTAGTTAAGGTGGTTCATGTCGAGAACGACCATTTCTTGAGCCATAGCGGTAATCTGACGGAACATGGGATGCATGTACACCAGGAGGTCACCGGCGAAGGTGGTGTACCTGGTGAATGCAACACCATAGGCGTTGTCAATTTGCGTTGGAGACCAACGCCCTTTGCCAACTTCCATCATGTTGCTGATGGTGCGAGGACCACAGAAGGCAACTTTTTCGTTTGAACCGTAGGCGAAGATGTCTTCGACCAGGAAGCGGTCGAATTCTTTCTCCGTCATCTTGTTCGCGGAAGCAGTAGCCGACGCACAGTCAGTGACACTTGTAATCATCGACAAGAGGCCACCAGTGTGACGGGTGGGACTAGCGGTAGACCCGTTGGCTTCGTTGCGAGTTCCGAAGAAGAACGCCCTTTCGATGTCACCCATGTGGAGCTTGAGTGCTTTGGTCAGGCTTTCTTGCTCTTTATCGCCAGTGCGAAGTTTCGTGTTCTGCAAAGTACCAGAGACCTGGATCGCAGTTTTGAAAATCTGCGTGTAGTTGTAGTCCGTGGTTGGATCGAAGCTGACTGCGGTTGGAGCCGTGCCACCTTCTTTGTCTGCAAAACCCGCGATAACGAGTTCTTGGTCATCAGAAACAGCCGCCGCAGTAGTTCCTGAGGCACCACGAACAACCGTAACGGGGGTTGCGGTGGAGTCAGCAGCAACAGTCATCATTTCGCCGGTGGCCGGGTTGTACAACATCGTCCCTTCGATAAGGAAATTGTCGTCGCCCGAGTCAAAGGCTACTGATGTGGCTGAGTTGTTGAGCGCACCGTCAACGGTGATGGTGCGATTGGGGAGTTCGTCCCTGAAGTGGTTGTACTTCGGATCGTCCGTGGATTCAGACGAAGCCATAGCAAGCAACGCTTGCAGGGGCGCAGAGCCGTTAGGCTCCAAGAGAGTGAAAAGCTCTCGGTAGTTCGTGGGACGGAAGTCGGTTGTGAATTGACCCGTGCCACGCAGTCCTTGAATAGCAGCCATAATGATTTCTCCTCTTGGTTGCTGGTTTGCGTTGTTCAGTTCAGTTCGACTTACCGACCATTTTAGCTACATTCAGTATCGTCCAATGGTTAGATTAGTCTGTGGTATGTAAGGCCGTAGCGTTACCAATATGACAAGTATAGGGGACGACGGGAGGGGTGTCGTCCCCAATTAAACTTGCTACCCCATATTTCTTTTCTGCATGAATTCGTCAGCCACGCTGTTGATGAAGCTCTCGTCCGGCGAAGCGGTATCGGGGGCCACGCCTGATGCTCCGGGAGTGGTGGCCACGTTGCCCGTGAAGGCCTGGCGTCGAGTTGCGATGCCCTTGAGGCGCTCCATTTCCGGGCTGTTACGCTCGTTCTTGAAGTCCGTGGCGACTTTGACGGTGAGTTCTTTGTCTACGAAATCTTCGAGGGTGTAGCCGCGTCCGTATGCGAAATCGAAGAAGTCTTCTTGGGCGTCGTCGGCGAGACCAGTGACTTTCTGGGCGTAGTCCAGGTTGTTGGCCATTAGCTGTTGGGTGGAGTTTTTGTTCATCGAATCGGCCTGTTGGACCTGTTGCTGGGTAGTTTCAGCGAGGCCCTGTGTCTGGTTGGCCATGGACCCCAGCATTTGGCGGATTTGGGCGTTCTCGTCCTGGAGTTTCTGCATCATGTCTGCCGCTTCTTTGTAGCGGGGCGGCAGGGAAACAGCGTTCTCCTCTTCCCACGCGGCCATGTCGTCCTGAAGTTCCTTGAGGGGAATGCCAGCGGTGTCTGGGGTGGGATCGGTGATGGCCCCGCCCATGGTCGGGTTGGACATGTAGGCACGGGAAGCGGCGGTGAGGAACTGGACAATGTCGTCCGCTCCTACGGGTTGGCCCGTATCTTCCTGTACGCTTCTGGCAATCTCGTTGGCGAAGTCGAACACGGGACGCATGGGTGCGATCTCTGTCTGGTGCTTGAAGTTCAGGTCGCGGTAGCGATCATATGTGTCCTTAATTTGCTTGTCCGAAAGGGTTCTGTCGTCGCCTTCGCCAAAGTTAACTTTAATGAAGGCCTCTTCTTTGACCATATCCGCTTCTGTCTTGGGGGATACAGCCTCGGCTGATTGCTCAAGGGGCGTCGGTGCTTCAGCCACACCCTCTCCAGCGCCACCAGCTAAGTTAGCGGTTGCAGCTTCCTTCTCCATAACCGCGTTGATTTCATCACCGGCAATCTTGTTGGCCATGCCTAGTTGTTTGTCTGCGATCTCGTCGATGATGGTTTTGTCGTCTTCTGGTTTTACAGCCATGATTTTGCTCCTAAGAGGTTAAGTATTACCTGTCTGGAGCGTAAGAATCTTAGGAACCTTTGTACGACACCAGCTTCATATCTTGGTGTGTCCATCATTTCCATTGCGTATACCATAATCATCTCCTGACAGCCGTAGCGGTCGTGGTATTTTCGGAAGCCGAAGCGTCCAATCCTACTATGTTACCGTCCTCGTCCTGTAAGGCTTCCATCCTTACATCGTCTTCTAGCTTTCTAACTAGATTGTCCGGTATTTCCACTAATCTTCGGGCAGCCCATATGGCTCCTCGTCGGTAGTGAATTTCTTCCATAGGCATATTCATGCCATCGGATATTGCGTGCGACGCTTGGATTATCTCGGTGTCCATGACGGACTTGAGGTACTTCCAACCGTCGCTTCTTTGTAATTCCTTAATAAGATCTTTGAATTTCTTGATTAGGTCGTAGCCATAGTCTTTGAGGATGGCGACCTTGTCATCAGATAGGGCGCTGGTGATGTTGCTCCAACCCAATCGACAGGCGATGAGGGCCACGAGATTCAGGTCAGTTACCTCACTGAGTTCCGCGCTTTCGGGTTGCTCGCCTATATCAGAGACCTTGTCCTTAGCGACAAAGATGATGCCGAGGTCTTTGGAGTTGGTGACGACTCGGTAGACCCCGTCGAAGACGAAGTCGTCGCCACTGGGTTCAAACGTTTCCCTGCCCGTTGAGTGGTCGAAGCTATAAATTACTGTTTCAGCCATTTTTCTTTTCTCCTAGTAGAAGCTGCCACGCAGTTGAAGATGGTGAGCGCCGGATTCATTTTGATGGCGGCCCAGCATGTAGGTGGACTCCATTCCGCATGTCCACATGGTGCCGTCCATCATAAGAACCATCCAGCCCATTGTCTGACCGGAAGTTACGGAGTGGCCCAGAGACCCGATGTCCCGGACCTTACCTTGGTAGCCAAGGGGGAGGGGAACAGGGGTGAAGCTTGAGACCGTTACGCCCGTCGATACGCCGAAGAGGGGGTTGGCGTAGTTGTTGTAACCGGTAACATAGATTGTCCCGAAGACTTTGTTCTGCCAATCCGATTCGTTGTCGTGGGCGATGAGCATTGTCTGGCCGTAGCAACTGCCGTCGGTGCATGAGTTGCCGTAGACTTTGGATACCCAGGTGATCGAACTATCCTTTGAGGGAGTGGCCTGTCCGCCTGAGACAGTTCCCATTCCCGTCTGGCCGTTGTTATTGGGGCCCCACCTGTAGAAATCACCGTTGTCTGTGGTGGCGAAGCGGGAGCCGTAGTAATCGTGGACCATCCAGTGATCCAGAACTTTTTTGCCGACAACGTCTTTGTCGAAAGTGCTGACCTTGGTGGGACTGAGTTTGTTCCCACTGCTACTGCCGTCGCCAGCCTGGTAAGAGTTGTTGTTGCCGTTGTAGTAGAGTTCGCCGTCTTCGTTCAGCACAAGACAACCACCGTAGGAACCCCATCCAGCGGCCCTAAAGCTTACTACCCTCTTGTCTGTACCGGGTTGTATCCGGTTCGGAGAACCTACTGAAACGTGGGTTGTGGTCCCGTTCCCGACTGCGCCGTAGGAATTGTAGCCCCAGGCGTAAAGCTTATAGCCGTCGTCGGAGCCAGACAGGGCGTAACATGTTGGGTAGTCGTTGCAGCTAACGTTGATGGCCTTGATGTCCTTCCCGGAGAGAGAAGATAGTTCCTGAGGAGTGCCCTGGTGAGAAGTGGTTGAACTTGATACCTGATAATCAGTGTTGTACCCCCAGCCGAATACCTTCCCGTCTTCATCCAGAGCCATCATCGTAACATTCGATGAACCCCCTTGACCGATTGCATACTGTGTAATTTGACCGGCGGAGCTAGGGAACTGGATCGGAATCCAACGATACTCGACAGTCGTTGAGTTGTTGCCGAGTTGTTTGACGTTGTTGTTGCCAGCGGCCCACATTTGCCCACGGTCGTCTAGCATATAAGAGCAATCGTAGGCACCTGTGACCTGGATGATGTTTGAGTCCTGGAGGTACTTGGTGGCAACACTGTAACCCTTTGATTGGTCGGCGTAGACCGTGGGTGAGTGACTCGGGACGCCGTTGTTAGTAACGCTGCCGAAGCGGTAGGTGGTGCTTCCGCCCCACCAGTTGCCGGTCTTGTTCGCGCCGTCAGAGAATTGGACGATGGCGGACCCGCCGTAGTAGGGGCCACTGTTGTGGCGGGCGATATCACCGGGATAAATTCCCTTGTTTGCGTGGAGGGAAAGGTTCGTGGTGTCTGAGACTTCCGCCTGAAGGGAAAAGTCATTGCGGACCTTACCGTTTCCATCGGTTCCTGGGTAACCGGGCGCTGTTGGGTCCGTCACGCGGCAACCGAGATCGTTGTCTAGACGATAGTGGTAGGCCCCGACTTTACCAACATAATCCCATGTCGGCTTGCCAGCAGAGTTGTCGGCTGTGAGGACCGTGCCAGCGCCACCAAGGGGAAGGCGGGTGTCGCCACCAGTGACCGTGATGTTTAGCATGCTGTTCTTTCCCATACCGCTGTGTTGCGAGCAGTATGGGTAAATCGTATCAAGTTCAGCGTCGGATGGCATGACGATGGTGACGACAGCACTCGTGTTACCGGATGTGCCGGTGTACGTGATGTCGTTGGTGCCGTCGGTGGGAGCGATGTCGAGAAGTTCGGTGCCAGCGGTTGGGCTGGCATGGATGCCGTCTTTGGTTGTCGAGAACCTGAGGGCGTGTCCGCTCATGGAGGAATCCGAAACGTCGAAGATGTAGGTCTTGCTTCGGAACGTATCGAAGCTTACGTCGGTGCGGAATGTCGTATCACCAGGAAGCTTGAACTGGAAGTAGTTGCTGCCGCCCATTGAAATCTTCTGGACCTCGGCGGTGAATGTCGTACCCGCTGGGGCCGCTACGCGGTAAAGCATGTCACCGCGAGTAGACAAGACGGTGGAATCTTCGGTGCCACCCTCGCCGCCGGTGGTGTCCAATTGGATGATGTGCTGGACCTGGTTGGTGCCGGTGGCTGTGTAGTCGCCGGAGACGAAGCCGGTCTTCAGGGTTTTGATGACTGCGGAGTTCCCGCTTGAAGCACCTGAATACTGAACCCGGATGCTCTTGGAGGTGCTATTTTTGATGACGACGTAGAAAGCGCGGTTAGGTACGACTACGGTGAGTTCGGTTTCGCTAGGCGTGGTGACCTCGGTGAACTTGAGGACAGGCTTGACGATATCGTCGAAGTCCAAAGACCATACGCCATTGGTGGCGTCCGCGTAATCGAAAATCTTGGAAGGCTCGTTGGCCTCGTCGAACAACTGCAAGAGGGCGTCAGCGCCCGCTATGGCTTCAACGGTTTTCCCGATGTAGACCATATCGCCAGCAGTGGACCCGGATACCGTGCCTGAGGTTGTCTCGGCAATAGCCTTAGAACTCATCGACATCTTCTATTCTCCTATACGATACCTAGCTGCAATATAACCTCAGCCTCTAGTTTTTGTAATCGTGGCGCGGACAGCGTGTTGAAATTGGTTATGGCCTGTAGGATAGCGGTTCCGTCCAGCACGAGACTCCAATACGAGGTATTCCGGGTAGCTGTAGCTGTGTGTTCCACTATACAGCAGTATAAATTGTTGTCGTCCTCGGCAAAGTCCAATCTATTATAATTTGTGCCCGCTGTGTAAGCGCCCGTTTGGCGGAAAATCGTCTGGTTCGTGTCGAGCCAGCCGGAGGTAGTGTCCGTGTAGATTCCGAATCTCGCCTGAAGGGTGTTGTCTGCGTCACCGGGCTTGACCCTGAACTGGACGGACTCGGGGTTGACCGTGCCGTCTTCGGTGAAGAGGGTGCCCAGGACAACGGGGAGCGTGGAGGTGCCGAACTCACACGCTTCCAGGTAGGTATCCAGATTGTGGATACCTGTCTTGGAAGAACGGAACTGGAGTTGTTCTGTTTTCGGTGTTGTTGGCGTTGAGGTCATTTAAATTCCTGCTGTGCCATAAAGTTTATCATCTTAGCCTTGGTAAGGGTGAACTTATCGTCCTCTTTGTAACGTTGCTCAAGGTAATTCATTCTTTTCACAAGATCGTCCACTGCGGAGGTGCAAGGGCATGTCTGGCCAAGGGCTGATATCATTGCCTTGAGTTCCGTGAGGATCGATTTGACATCGACTTCGAGGGTAGCGGTTTTCTCGCCTACGAGGGACTTGATGTAGTCCTTGTCTATGGCCGAGAAATTTGTGTTTTTTTCTAGCTGGTATGATTTAGCCATCTTTCTAGGCCCCTCGGTCCATTGGAACAACGTTACCCTTTTCCGCCTCTCTCATAAGTTCTTCCTGGGGCATCACGTTTGCACCCCGCGCTTTTTCCATGATTGCCATCTGTTGAGATGGGGTGGGACCTTGGGCCCGTTCCTCTTCACTGATTTTAAACTGCTCTACGTCGGTGACGCCCATTGCACGGATCGCCTCTTCGACGATCTTACCAGTTTTATATTCCATTTGTAGTCCCGATGCGCTTAGGACTTGGATCATGTTCATCCACGTATCGGGGTTACGGGCTGGCTCGACGGGGAGAGTGCCGTCAATAACTAGGTAGTCTATGTCACCCTGTAGAGCGGAAACGTCGAAATCGACATAACCGTCTTTGGCTACTTCTATGAGGCCGCCAGGCATCTTGTCTGTGTCGATGCGGAGGGAGCCTTCGAGGACGACCGCGTCCTGGAGATTTTGGGTCATCATGCGAACCATAGGCCGGATGGTTGTGGCCGACATGATGCGGGCGAGGACGCCGAGGCGTTGGGAACCGAGTTGGGTGAGGCGTTGAATTTCGGTAGCGGTTCTAACGTCGCCGGTGGGGACACCCTGTTGGGCGTCGGAAGCTGCGGAGATGCGCTGCTTCATGTCGGACATGGCGGCGATGTCGTTCCAGTGGCCTCGGGTTACGTCGGGGATTTCTGCGATGAAGACGCCGTCACCT